GCAGGATAGGCATAGGCTGGGCGATGTCTTGATCCCGTGCGCCCGCTCGACGGCCCGCGCTACCCATCTGCCGTAGTCTGGCAGCGTCCATGATCCCTGCTGCCATATCGGAAGCAATGCGGTAATGTCGGCATCGGTCAGCGGCGTTTGCGCTCGATACAGTTCGACTGCCCCAGGTCTGCCGCGCCCCATTTCGTCCGTGCGCCAGAGGCAGCCGCCCCACAGGTAGGCGGCAGGCTCCCTGGTGGCATCATTCGCCATCGACAGGACGGCCCGCGCCTCGTCGCATATCGCAGGCCAGCGGTCTGTTTCCTCCATGCGTGTCAGCATGCGCTGCATCGTTTCCCGCCAGTCCATTCCAGCAACTGGCGTCAATTCGGCAATTCGGTCTTTCGCGGCGCTCAACTGGGCCAGTAGTGAGGTGACCATCTCTTTGCATTCCATGAGGTCGTCGTATTCCTCGCCGGTCAGCGTCACCACATCAAGCGCACGCGACATTGTCTTTCTCCGAGCAACCACCGCCCATGTCCATGCCGAGCGTTACGGCGGGTACAATCAGCAGACCGTGTACGTCGCTACCTACGTCTCGCGCATCGCGGCACCGCCCCGTCCAAGGATCGAAAAGCCATGCCGTTCCTCCGTGCCATTCGCGCCATTGCGCCGCATCCGTGCGCCTAGCAGGGGGAATGCGCGGACTTGTGTTCATCAGTATGTTTTGCATTTCCAATTCTCCGATCGGGCGCCAAAACGCCCAACTAGTCATTCCAGCGGACGCCTATCGGCGCCGCTGAATTCGGCGTTGTGCGTCAAAATCATCCCGCGTACTCCTGTTCCGCCATCTCGCAGAAAAACGAGCACGAGGGCAATGCTTCATTGCGCCGAGCCTTGCCCGCAGGAAGTGCACGCAATGGGAACCTTTGATCCTTATACGGCCCAGACCTGTACTGCAGGAACCACGCCCCCTCACCGATTTCATCTTGCAGAATACAGATTGCCTCGAAGTATTCCGGAAAGTCCTCTCTGATCGCCCGCCAGTAGCCCTCGCCGCCCTTCACGCATCCGATGCAGTTTGCGTTGTCGTACCCCAGTCTGTACATTGCCGGAAGCACTATCCCTGCACGCTCAATCATCGCTTTGCAGTCGTCTTTTCCGAGGCCGCTGTCGATCAGCGGGGCAATGACGTTAAGCCCTGGATTACGATCTCTGAAATCCTCAAGGCGTTCTGTTTCTTCCATGGTGTAACCGAACACCATGATGTCACCTGGCTGTTTCCATCCGTCAAGAATCTTCCGTTTTAGAAGACGAGAGCACGGTGCACCTCTGTGCCCTTTCATGAATCGCTCCCGACGAAAGACTTGAATGATGCTTGCTCCGTACTTATCGTCACGGAGCGTTGTAATTTCTTGGCCGAACCACTGGGCGCAGTCTCTGGCGAATCGGCGGTTATCCTCGTGTTCTTCCTTGAGGAATGCGTTGATTATCCGAACATCGTGGGTGCCGCCGTACTTGGCGAGTGCCAGCTTTGTTGCCACCGCCGAGGCGGCACCGCAGGAAAACTGACAAACGATTCTGGTCACTTCGCTATCTCCCGATGAAAGGCGGCCATCGTCAATTCCGCGTGAATGTCTGGCGCTTGCGCAATATCAACCGCCGTCCCACCAGCGCCGACTTCTGAGCCGTTGCCGCACAACCCGTCGTTGCAGGCGACCTGCGCCTGCGGCGCAGCCGCCTGAACTTTTGCGTTCGACCCCACAAGCCCATTGGCTACCGCGCGCGCCCACACTGCACACCATGCACACGGCTTGCCGGACAGTTCGTCGTTGTCGTCGTCCCACACGCCGGGAACTTCGTGCGCGTGGAACGGCGCGTTGCCGTCCTCGGGGATGCCTGTGTTTTCACGAAGCTGCACAAGCAGTTCGCGCAGCAGCTCCCGGTATTCCGAGTTCTCGGCGCGCAGGGCTTCGATTTCCTTTGCCGCTGGGCTTGTCCATTCTTCTGCCGCCGCTGTGAATTCCTCGTCGGTCAATTCGTCTGCGGTCTTCATGGCTTCCTTCCTTCGTTGGTGCCGGTGGTCGAACCCGTCGTTCCAGCGGACGTGCCGATGAATCCGGCACGCCGCTGAACTTCGACGTTATGCCTCACGTCCTCGGCTTCAGCTTCCGCAAGCGCTTCGAATCTGCCTGCGATACTCTTCCTCGTCCAGTTGTCGGCGTTCCTGCCTGCGTTGTTCTTGGCGGTGTTCCTCGCGGCGCTGTTCTGCTGCCTCCCAAGCGCGGAAGGCAAACGTCTTTTCGTACTCGCCGCCACCCGCCCGGCAATACTGACCGTGCGCTTCCCACCATGCCTCAAAGCCTTCTAACAAGTCGCTCAAGGTTCGCTCCAGGGGGCGGAATGAAAGAGCACATCAGCATGGACACGCCTATCTCCGGCACCGGATCGTGGCCACTCCCCGGCGTAGTCTCGCGCTCTTGGCCCGCCCATGTCCGGGGGCTCCCGGCGAACCGGAAGCTATCCGGCACCATGTCGCCACAGTTGCTCTCGGCACTCTCACCTACCCTCACTGTGTGTAGCCGCACGCTCATCGCGCTGCCCATGCTGATGTCCTCTTTCATGCAAATTTCAGGCGCGGAGACCCCGCCCTTCAGGGCGGGGAGGATGTCAAGACGCCGCTTCCTCGACAAGATCGGTCGGCTCGCGCGTTGCGTCCTCGACCTTCCGGCCGGCTTCCATTTCCTCGGCGACCTCAAGCGCTGTCGCCGCGCGCACCGAGTAGATCGAGCGTGCGACATAGCGGAGTGCTTGTGCCTGGTTGGTGGCCTTGACCAGCATTGAATCGGCGTTCTGTGCCGTGACCATGTAGATTCGTGCCGTGCTCACTGCTTGTCTTCCATTTCTGCCCTGCGGGCCTTGTAGAGATCAGTCAATTCGACGCGCTGCTTGTCGTCGGCAACCTCACCAATCAGATCGGCCGCTGCGTCGAGCAGGTCGCAGTCGCTTGCCTTGTGAATCGACTCGGCGACCTTTGCGTAGCTGATCGCCTTCTCTGGATCGAATGCGGGAGGGGCCTGCGCTGGATCAGGATCGGCCGCTGGCGCGCTTTTCTGTGCGACCTTGATCTTCGCCTTCACTGCCTCGGTTCGGCTCGCTGTGGCGGCTGGAACAACCTCGGCCTCTGGCGTGATGTCGCGCTCGATAATCCGCTCGGCTTCATCCTGATCGAACACCCCAACGAACCCGAATGCAAGGCGGGCGCATTGCACCATAGCCTTGTGCCGGAGCATGCGGCGCGGATGAGAACCCCACGGCCCCGTATTCCGCTTGCACTCAGCCATGTATTCAGTGACCCTGGTCGGGTGCCCGCGATCCTTCCGATAGATCACGCACGTGCAGGATTCATCATCCTGCTCGAAGTCCATGCCGTCGAACTTGTCGTGACTGTTGATGATTCGCGCCCATCCGTCGACACCAATGACCGGGACAATGCCGTTGTTCTTGTCCGGGAAGGCATAGATTTCCTTGGTCCAAGGATTCAGGCCGTACTGATCGGCAACGATGAGCAGGGCCATCATCTGCTCGTTGCTGACATCGCCCTTGAAGGCGGTCGCCTTCAGCGTGCCGAGCATCTTGTTCGGCTCGACGTTGAACCTGGCGGCCATCTTGGACAGAATGCTCGGCGGTTGGGCTACTTGGACTACTGTGTTCATGTTTTCACTCCTTGGACTTGGCGATCCGCAGGACGCGGGCGCCGGGCTTCATGGCGGTATTGCTGTCGATGCAATCGCGAACGGCGTCGACGCCGCCCTCGATGTTGTTGGCGATCATCCAACCCTTGATCGAGTCGGCAGCCGCGGCCCAATCCGTGCGCGCGCTGGCCTTGTTGGCGCGGTACGTGGCCACGATTCCGCCGTCTGCAATGATCTCGTCGGCATCGGCGACCGCCGGGAAGATGACGTTCTCCAGCTCGCCGACCTGCTTCTCGATATCGCCGATCTGCTTCTTCAGCTCCGCGCGCCGGCGGATTGCATCGGCCACCGTCACATCGACGATGACGCGCTTCCCGGCGATGTGTGCCGGCCAGACGCGCTTGGCTTCCTCCGCCGTGCGCGGATCCGGCATCACGCCCTCGATGACGTGGCGCTTCCACCAACCGGTGGCCTGCTCGATCAGGTCGGCTTCAAGCTCGTGGTCGCGGGCGATGGTATAGACGCGAAAATCGTGATTTCCGAACAGGCAGGCGAGGTCGGCGGTCTCGCAGCCGGTCAGCGCCATGTAGATCGCGCACTGCACGAGGTAGGTGGCCGGCACCAGGTCGGTACCGCTGTCTCCCCATTCGCCGCTGTTCAGCGCGAAGGCGTTCGCGGTCTTGCACTCCAGGAGGCGGTCGGTGCGGATTTCCTGCTTGTGGCTGGCCACCTTCGCCCCGTCTGGAATGATCAGGCGGTCGACGTGACCGATCAGCGGCGCCGATGGATGGCGCAGCATAGGGCTGAAGCGCTGCGTCTTGCGGCCGGTGGTGGCCTCGTACTCGTCGGCGACGAACTGCTCGGCCATCGTGCCGAAACGCATCTGTAGGCTGGACTCCTGCGGCGCCACCTGGCCGGTCTTCTCCATCCAGACGTCGAGCGGCGTCTTGAACGGCGACAGCCCGAGGATCGCGCCGATGTCGCTGCCGCCGATACCAGTCTTGCGGGCTTGCAGCCATTCTTCTCGAGCAATCAAGCAAATCTCCCTGCCGCACGCCAGGCGCGGCGAAAGTTGAAGGAAAGAACCGGGTCGCGCCAGAAGCGCAGTGCGAGGATCAGGCGGCGCAGCATGCTTCCTCCTGCTCTTCGCAGCAGCGCTCGCAGCCCGGGTGATCCGGATCGCGGCAGTCCGGGTGCGAGCAGAGCTGCGCCATGTAGATGCGCTCTGCCCGGGCCTGTTGTGCCAGCTCGTAGTAGTCGAGTTCTTCCATCACGCAGCCGTCCTCAGCTCTGGCTTGCGCACCGGCTCGACCTTGATCTTGAAGCTCTGCGGCTTCTCGGCATCGAACTCGCCGAACAGCATTTCGACGACCAGGATGATCGCGGCGCACGCATGCGCGGCCAGCACGTTGATCGTCTCGACGCGGTCCGGCAGCGTGACGGTGACGTGGTAGGCGATCATCTTGCCGTTGAGTTCGTGCAGCTTGGCGACTTCCGGCGCCGACAGCGGGCCGCCGGATTCGTCGCGCGGATCGAGGCCGTACAACTCGGCTTCTGCTTCGGCCAGCAGCTCCATGCTGCCAGCAAGCTCGTCGTCGGAAAACTGGCGCTGAACCGGTACGCCAAGGCGAACCGCCTGGGCCTCGTTGGTCTTGCGCATCAGGTTGAGAAGGTTGTTCATCGCTGCTCCTTTAGTGCCTTTCTGGTTTTGCCTAGCTGATGGGTGCAGATTACGGAAAACCGTAGAGAATGTCAACGGAAATCTGTAACGTTTTGCCGTTGACATGAGCTACGGTTTTCCGTAGCATTGGCGCATGGACTGGAAAACTGGAATCGAAAACCTGATGCGAACCCGCTCCGTGGCTGAGATCGCCATCGAGTCCGGGCTTTCTGTGTCTGGCGTGTATGACCTGAAAAACGGATACACGAAAGAGCCGCGCGGCATGGCCGCAGTCAGGCTGCACGAAATGATCGCCAAAGTCGGCTCTGGCGATACAGCAGCCATGAAGGAGGCGGCGTAGGTGCCGCTTCGCAAAATCTCCTCCCTGCCGGCCATGCCGGCTTCGCCGGGCGCGGCTTCGGCCCCCGGCTTTTTTTATGCCTGAGACATGAGCGGGAAACGCGAAAACTGATGAAGCGCATCCAGCTTTCCAACGACCTCGCCCGTCAGGCGGCGAAGCGTGCCATAGACGACGCGCCGGATGGCTTCATGGCCGAGATCAAGGAACGCACCAGAACGGCTGATCAGAACGCAAAGTTGCACGCCATGCTGCAAGATATTGCCCGTCAGGTCGAATGGGCCGGCAAGCGCCGTTCGCTCGATGACTGGAAGGCGCTGATGGTCAGCGCGCATCGGATTGCCTTACAGCAGGCCGGCGAGGTTGTGCCCGGCCTTGAAGGCGAGTTTGTCCAGCTTCGGAAATCGACGGCCGCGATGGGGGTCAAGGAACTGGCGAGCCTGATCGAGTACGTCGCCGCATGGGGGACGAACGCAGGCGTGCGGTTCTCGGCGCCAGAAAGGTGGGCAGCTTGAAAACCTGCCGCATCTGCCGTGAGAAATTCACCCCGTCCCGGCCAATGCAGCCCGTCTGTGCGTCTTTCGAGTGTCAAGTGAGCTATGCATCCAGAGCAGCGCAAAAAGCCGCTCAGGCGCGCAAGGCGAAGGAGGCGCGCGCTGACCGAATCAAGCGCGAGCAGATCAAGCCTACATCCAAGCTGCGGCAGGAAGCACAGGCGGCATTCAACGCATTCATCCGCGCCCGCGATCTGTTCGCTGGCCATTCGTGCATCTGCTGCGGGAAGCCGTTCGAGCCGGAGAAGTTCGGCGGGTCAGTTGATGCAGGGCACTATCTGGGCCGAGGGAGCCATCCGAATCTCTCGTTTGACGAACGCAACGTCCATGCGCAGCGGAAGAATTGCAACCGGCCAGGAGGCACGACAGCGGCGCAATTCCGCCTTGGCATGATCGCCCGCATCGGCCTGGCAGCCGTTGAGGCGCTGGAGGCTGACACGACGCCGCGCCGGTACCGTGCGGACGACTACCGCAGAATCCGGGATGAGTATCGCGCGAAGCTGCGGGAATTGAAACGAGGCGCATGATGGCCAGAGGAAAGCTCACGCATCCAACAACACCCGCAAGCCTGACCGAGCAGGGAGTGACGCGCAAGGAGTATTGCGCCTTCCTCGACCCGGTTGAGCACCACAAGGCGCGAGCAACGGTCAATCGGGCACCGGCTGGCCAGCCGGCCAGGGGAATCCAGCCTCCCCTGGACGCCCGACCCAATTTGACGGCTGGGGCGAGGCTGGAATGAACTTCTTTAAACTCTACATCGGCGACTATCAGCGCGACACCGGCACGCTATCGATTGCCGAGCATGGTGCCTATTTCCTGCTTCTCCAACACTACTACGCCACAGAGGAAGAGCTTCCAAAGGGCCGCGAGTTGTATCGGTTGCTGAGATGCGAAAGCAAGGCGGATCGTGATGCAGTTGATGTCGTGCTGGCGAAATTCTGGCGTGAAACGGAAACCGGATACACGAATGATCGGGCCATCAAGGAAATCCGAAAGGCCGAACACCAGCGAACCGTCAATCAGGAAATTGGAAAGCGAGGCGGCAGGCCAAAACGAACCGAACATAAAACCGAATCGGTTTCCGAATCGGATAGCAAACCGGAACCGAATCGTAACCCTAACCAGACACCAGACACCAGAC